AGAGGAATATCCCCAACCACTCAGAGTTTTAGTAAAGTCAACTTTTACTGTAGTCAATCCTTCTGCTTTATCAAATGGAACTGCTTCTGCTCTAATGCCTTCCATCCAATCGCCAATGCCTTCTAATGCCCAACCTGCAATAGCACCATAAGCGGCTGTCTTAACTGACTTGCCTACTGCACTTGAAAGATCTTCACCTTGTAATAATTCTTTTGTTGAACGGAAAATTAAACCTGCGGCCGCACCGCCTACTGGTCCACCGGCAAAAGCCGCAACTGCTGTTAAAATACCAACTGCTACACTTGCTTTACCAGGATTTTCTTTTGCCCAATCACTTACTTTTTGTATGCCTTGAACAATTTTACTGTCACCGTTTTTTGCAGTAATATCCTTTTTAAGTTGTGCAAACTTTGCATCTGCATTTTTAATTGGACCTGCATTTTTTGCCATTCTACCAAGTTCGTTGATTTTAGCATCAATTTCTTTTGCCATTTGAACAGGTAGTTTTGCAACAGCGGCCGCTCCAGCACCCGCTTTACCTAATAAGTTTCTATTGTCACCGTCTGCATTTGCTTGTGCTTCTGCACCTTTAAAAATTGCATCAATTTGATCTGCTGTTAGTTGTGCTTCTGCAAGTTTTGTATATTGTTCTAGCAAAGGCCATAATTCTTTTTCCCAACGACCAATATAAAGTCTTTGTGATTCTGTTAAGTCTTGCCAACCTTCATTAAGAATAGTTGCAGATTTTAAATTGTATGATGTTACTTCTTGCAGTTTCATTATATTGCTCCTACCAATGCTTTTTTCTCAGTTGGCGTCAATTTGTCAATCATTGTTTGTATTTCTGGTGAAATACCACCTTTATTTTTTAACGGTGTTACTTTAGGATCTTTTGCAGTTGGTGTACCTGCTGGTTTGCTTGTGCTAGGACTTGCACTTGCTCCATCTTTTCCATCTTTTCCGTCTGCTCCTGCCGCACCTGGGGCTCCTGCCGGTCCTGGTGCTCCTGCACCACCTGCGCCACCTGCTCCGCCGCCACTACCGCCTGCACCGCTACCAGTGCTTGGTTTAACATTTGGAGTTTTTACGCCTGCACCTTTAGCCATAGCACCTAACGCTCCTCCAACACCACCGCCACTAGCAGGTGCTCCTGCTGGGGCTTTAGTTGAAGCCGCCGCGTTTCCGCCTGTAAGTGCATTTGCACTTGCTTTCTTTAGTACTGCATCGATTGTTTTTTTACCTAATACACCATCAGGTAAATCTATTCCGCCTGCGTTTAACTTGTGTTGCTTCATGAATGCCGCTAAATCCTGTGCAGTCATGTTTTTATCGTTTTTACCGTTGATACCTTGCCATCTAGCAAGATCTTTATAAATTTCGTTTGCTTTAGAACCCATTTCAGCACTTCCGCCTAATCTAGCACTTACACCACCAGTTGTAACTTTACTAGCCATTTTTTTAGCGAAATTGCCTATTGAACTTGTGGGTTTCTCATCAATACGACTATCTTCTAAAATTATTTCGTGAATATTCATCTTAATTGTCCTTAAAGTAGTTACTTGTATTTAGTATATCTACTCCGTAGATATAAGTTTTCGCTTAACGCTCAAACTAAACACTTCGTTTTTTGTATGATAGAAGTAAATGAATATGAATTAAAGCAATATTACGAAGTAATATTGTAATTGCTTCATGTAGATTGTTTCAGTCAGACGGAACCTAATCGCTGGTTCCATCTAATCTTGGTCTTCATGTGAGTTCGTCACAGCCGAGATTCGGAAGTAGGTGTTTGACTATGCTACTTGGGCTCTGACCTTTCCCAACCTACGTCGACATCACGAAAAAATTTGCAAAACCGCTTTACCGCTTCGCGGATTTCTTCGCTATCCCCCGCTTCGTTCCTAGTGCGTGGGGTTTTTGTAGCATTCAGCCTAGTGGATTCGCTAGATTCTGAACATGGGTGTCCATGTCCTCAAAGCGGATCGAGCTATCTCGATCAAACAGTATCCGTATATTGCCTATAGTGTTTTTAAGTGTTCTTTTAGAATTTTTGAACCGCCTACTCGTACATTGATAATACCATTATAGTAATCATCAGTTTCTAGTACTCTGCGTTCAAATTGTTCTCTAGCCTCTAAGTAACTTGCAATGCCTCTGCTTGGACAGTAATGTAATATTTCTCTTGTAAACTTGTCTTCGCCTATTTGTGCAACATCAGCCTGTAGTCTATCGCTGGATCCCCAGTAGTCTCTCCAGTCTGATTCCTTTGTTCCACGTCTTTTGTTTTTTTTGCCTTTTAGCGGGGGCTTTGTTGTCTTGAATTTTGCTAGTTTTTTGCCTACGTACTTCATGCCATTGACTTTATTTGTTATCAAGTAGACAAATGCTTCTACACCGTCAGGTATTTCTTCTACATTTTCACCTTGATAAGTCCATTGCATATTGGTACTTACCGTTGCCTATGATTCTGGGGCCTCGTTCTTGGAATTATGCTTGTGATGTATCTCATCCATACGTTCTTTTGCTAGTGATCGTATCTCACGTAACCACTTTCTGCTCTCACGATGCGTTCGTACAGAGTTACGAGCCTCAAACTTTTCGTTTGCCTTAAAGTATGCCATATATGCCTTAGTCAATTTATCGTGTGTATCGTCATTCATTGTGTATTTCTACATCGTTCTCATATGATGTAAAGCCGTTTTCTTTAATCACTTTGAGAACGTGTGTTACTCTTCCTACTAGTTCATCTTTATGGGATATAAGATAAACATTCTTCTGTCTTTCTCTACCCATCTTCTTCAAAATACCTAAAGAGTTTTCAACTCCGCTAGTATCCATACCACTATCAATTAACTCATCAATAAACAATAGATTGATATTCTGATATAAACTTTCCCAAACATCTCTAAATGCAAAACTCATACCAAGTATAAGTCTGTTACGCTCACCTCTGCTTAAATTATCAAAGTCTAAATCTTGTCCTAATTGTGTAATTTCAACAGTTAAGTCATTCTGGAATACAACACTATGTGGTAATCCAAGTTTGTCAAGATAATTTGTAAGTCTGTTGTTTAGGTATGCTAAGTTTTGATCAATAATTTTCTTACGAATAAAACTATCCTTGTTTGTTAATAGTTTCAACATAAAGTCTTGATGTTCTTTTAGACTTGTTAAGTTGTTTACAGTGTCCCAGTTAATTTCTTGAATAGCAGTAGTATTCAATTCATCAATTTGTTCCTGATACGGATCTATTTCAGTTTTAGAACGATCAAGTGCTTCTTGTAATTGTGCTACGTTTTGTTTATGATCATATACTTCTTTAATAGTTTCATAGAACGCTGTCGGCTTACCATTAATATCACCGATGTCTGTAAGAGACTTTGTTACATCTATAACTTTATCACTTACTTCTGTTTGATATGCTATTGCATCTTCAAGTTCTTTATTCTTTTTAACTGCTAGTTCTTCTTTTTTCTCATCATGTAGCTCTTGACCACATGTATGACATGTACCTTGATCTAAGTTTTCTGCATCTTTTTTTGCTTTTTCAACACTTCTATCTGCACGTACTAATGCTGGCTCTAATGTGCTTAATTCCTTTTTAAGAGCCAAAATAGCATTATTTTTTTCTTCCCAAGTAGATAGTTTTTCGTGTTTATCTAGTTCATCTTCTACATCTAAATGTTCTAATTCGTCAATTGAGCGTTCTAGTTTAGCAATATCTTCTTTTTGTTTTGTATTCCAAGCACTTTGTTTTGTTTGCAAACTACGTACAGTTTCGCCAATACGTGTATTACTAGTTTCAATAGCATTAATACGAGCTGTTTCGTCTGTAATTGCTTCTTTAGTTTGTCTTACTTTTTCTTTAAGTACTTCTGCCTTTTCAGACAATATTGTAATACCAAGTAATTGTTCAATAATATCTTTTTGATCATTAACTCGCATACTTAAGAACGGTTCTGTGTATGTGTTTAGTGCAACAATATGCTTAAACATATTATGCGACATACCTAATAGATGTATAATGTCTTCTTGCGTTTTACGTGAATCGCCTTGCGACTCATCTAGCATTTCTTGCTCTTGACCGTCTACATAAAACTTTAATAAGTTAGGACCACGTCCTCTTTCAATCTTATAATCACGTCCATCTTTTTCAAAAGACAGCGTAACCAACATACCTTTGTTGTTAGTTTT